GAGCAATCTTCAAATTCTTTTGATAAGCAGCAATAATCTCATCTGACCAGATTTCTGGTACAAAAGTTGCCGCTTCCGTTAGTGCGGTATTACCACCCGCGCCAGGATATGTTGCAGTAGCCATAATAGTTCTCCGTTAGACTATTTTACTCGACCCTCCGCGTATGCTCTTAAAATCTCATCCGATAAAGATGCATAACGATCAGGGTCAGTTTTCATAAGTTTAATAATGTCAGCACGACGATAAACTTTTTTCCTTGATCCCTCAGCTGAACCACGGGCAGTTCCTGTTGCCGCAGACTTCACTGCATTCTTACGATTTGCGCGCTCTGCTTTGGCTGTGTCTTGAACAATACTGCTACGTTCCTTCCACAACGAAAACAATTCATCCGCAGCATCGTAGTCATACTGCTGGTCGGCTTGAACAAACAACTTCGTTCTAACCTTTGATCCCTTAATCCAATCGGCAAACTTAGGGTCTTCCAAAAAACGATCCATATCTGGATGATTAGATCGTAACTGAGCAAGAGTGGCCTGTTGTTGGTACTGCTTAGTGTACGTTTCTGCCTGTTTAATTTTGGGATGATTATCTATAGCCCGATTTACAGCACTTTGAGGATCAACAAAAAAATCAACGTCACCGTTGTTATCTTCCTGCTGTGTTTGAGGTGCTTGTTTTTCATCGAGTTCTGTCTGGATGTAGTTATCAACTAACTTTCTAAGCTCGCCTACTTCCGTACTCTGTTTGCCTGAAAACTTCTCAAGCTCTTGGTTCATCTGTACAAGTTCTCCTACAGACTTACCACGGTACTTTTCTGGAATATCAGACTCTTCAGGTGTGTCCTCTACAGGAACCTCAAGGGTCTCTTCAGCTACCTCAGAAGTTTGTGTTTCTTCTGCATCTTGACGCTCATCAATAATTGTCGCTCTTGACATCATTTAAACTCATTCCGCCTAAAGGTTATGGAATTAACGGGACTGACTTTCCTCTCGTTGAGCTTCCCGTCCTCGTTGTCCCGCTTTTTCGTGTTCTCGTACCCACTTCATGTGTCTGCCAGGGAAATCCCCAGAAGACCCATCCAGCACGAAATTCGACGCTGAGACAATTTTCGTAGCACTGGCACCACATTTGCACCTACTCGTCGTGGTTCCGCCTTCTACAAACTCTTCAAATATATGACCTTTTTCGCAACGAAAGTCAAATATCTTATACATCTTGCTTCTGCAATTCGTCAAAGTTGTTGTTTACAGTAGACTCAAGGTTCAGCATATAAGCCAAAACATTAAGCTGCCCCTTACGGGTATATAAATCATTCCCGTCTTTCGTAGCTTCGACGCTGTTTATTGCCGCAGCATTCTGTGTAAGCTCTTCGATTAACTGTTTCCAACCATCGTTGCCAAACAGGTCAAAATACTTGTTGTAATACTCTTCTACTTCTTTTTCCATTGAGGCCATAAGGTTATCTCTTAGTTAAGTTTTCTTTTTGCGCCTCTTCCCAGAGGCAGTTACATCATGCTTGATCTTAGCAGGTCCAGTTTTTTTGGACTTAGATCTTGCTTTTTCAGCGGCAGTCATTTTGGCTGCTACCTTCTTAGGGCGACAAGAGGGATAAGGTCGTTTGGATTTCTTTGCAGACCTTCTGCCACAAGGCTTTCCGGTCTTTACATCAATCCACTCTTCCTTAAACCACTTAGTTAAACCCTTTTTAGGCTTAGGCATAAGTGCCGCCGCGTTTTTTGTATTCCTTTACAAGCCACGCATTAGCATAGGCGCTAGGGTATACATCAAACTTCTTTTTAGCCGCAGCCTTAACCCTTGAGTAAAGAGCTTTGTTCTTTACATTGCTGGGTATAGACCCTTTTGCTTTGGTTTTTTTCTTAGCAGCCATTACTTTTTAACTGGCTTCTTTTTCTTTTTGGGTTTTGATTTATATGCACCCGTTCCGTAACCCATTGTAATCTCCTTACTTTTTGTGCGCTTTCTGAACAGGAAAATTAACTGACTGTGAAGCACCCTTATGCGGCTTATACCCGCCAGAAGGATTTTTCATTAGCTTAAAGCTCTTACCACTCTTCATCCAGTGATAACCATCAGGAGCTTTTACTTTCACCTTGGTCCTCCTTCGCGTGTTATATGCCCATGCAAGTCATACTGACGTTTACAAGCATGACAAGCACCACAAGCAATAAATCCTTGAGGTGATTCTTCGGGCTTTCTACACGACCAATACGATTTACGCAACTCTTTTGGCATGGCGTAGTAAACACCAAGGCTCCGCTCCAACGGAGCTTTGCTCATATAATCAAAAGGCGCAGCCCACACAGGCTTAATAGGTTTATTTGTAAATAGAGCATTAAAAACACCGTAAGCCTCTGCGCTTTCTTCTTTGCTCATATTGTAGTCGCCAGTAAATACAGCGGCTACAGGCTCAACCATTGTTGATACAAGACGCCCAGCTTGAAACAAAGCCAGCGTCATATCACGCCCCCCAGGATATTTTCCTTTGTACGAATACAAGCAAGATGAAAACTCAAACTCTCTTTGGTTTTTCTTAAGCCAATTAACGCTTTCATAAATAGCTTTAGCTTCCGCTTTAAATCTACCTTCTGAGTTATCAAGGTGAATTGAGTGAAGGTGTACATCATGCTGGGTATGCTCTAACAAGCTCCAAGCTAGAGAAATGCTATCCATTCCTCCAGAGTACATGACAATAACCTTGTCTTTTTTTCTCCCTAATAACCTATGATACTTAAAAGCTATATCAATAGATTCTTTCGTTTTAAGTTTATACTGCTTTTCTAAATCCATTTCCACCCCTTGATTGATTGCTACCACTTCTTACATGACCAATACCTTGCTGATAATTTATCTGGCGGGCTTGTATCGCACTTGTGCCTAGCCCTAAAAGATTTTCTGCGAGCAGGCTGATCTTTTTTGATAGTCATCTTTTGATCGCCAAAACGAATCAGCTTGGTCTTATCACCTTTTTTTGCAACCACTACAAACTTTTTAGTTGGATGCTTCGGCGTTCTCTTCGGCTTGTTGTACCCGCTTACCCCTGCCCGCTCCAGCTTTGGGTCTTTTTTCTTGGTCATTGAATTTGTTCTCCAATGTTTCCAATCGGGCTGTCAGGCGCTCCACCTGTAAGGTCTGGTCCTTGAATGCTTCGTTGATCTGGCTGAGCAGGTTGTTGATTTCCGTTTGTGTCATTAGCATTTTTTGATTTTCCCTCCACTTCACGTTCTTTCAAAAGCCTATCAGCTACCTTGAGTCTGCGATCAAACTCTTTATCGTCAGCATCTCCTACCTGAAGGTTCTTGGTAACTGCTTGAATTCTGTCAATCTCAAGCTCTTGAGGCGCAATCTGGGCTTCAACAGCAAGTTTCGCGGCTCTCGCTTGCGACTCTGCTGCCTGACCATTTAATGCATTGGTTTGACTTTGCTGTAACTCCATTTGCGATTGCTGAGCCATCATTGCCATCTGTTGTGCTTGCGGATTTGGTTGAGACGCCTGCTGCATAGTAGCAATTAATTCTTCTCTGTTACTAAGATTCATGTTGTCGATAATGCTTTGAATCAACACGGGGTACAAAGGACTGTCTTGCTTCATTGTCTGCAACAGTTGAACCAGCTGAGTTACCTCATACTCCCTAGCAATAATGCCAAGCGTGCTGGTTGCTACAAACTTGTAGTCAGCTACGGGGTATTCTTCTGGATCAAACTGCATATACCTGTGAGCCGCTTTAGTTACAAACGGTAACAAGAACGATTGTTGGAAATTTATAAGGGTGCGCTTATGTCTCTTAATAATTGCACCGAGAGACATAGATATCCCAGCAGCAGTAGCTTCACCATTGACCTGTCCAGCGATCCCTGCTGAGTCCACAGCGCCTGTCGCTTGTTGTACCATTTGCTGGAGGCTTGCAGCTTGAGCAAAAGTAATTTGCCCCACTTGCCCAAAGTTAAATGGCTGTAGTACTTCACGCGGATCTCCGTTAGTCAAAATCATCTTGCCCGGTCTGACCTCCGGTTTAGAACCTCGGGGCAATCGGGTTGCATCAATAGCGAGCATGGGGTGGATTGTAAGACTAAGCGCGTCAATCCTTGCGCGTAGCTCTGTATCCAGTGCTTTTTGGCTGTTATAGCCTTTTTCACAAACGCCACGACCCCAGAATCGCCCTGGCACTACGTCCCAAGGGAACGCAACAACAGGTCGATCGACCATCATGTATGGGTTTTTTGTGGCTTTAAGCAATGTGCCGCCGTTTGCAATAACAACAACAGCTTCAACATATTTTGAGTCTTCTTCTACTTCAACATCTTCAGACTCAAGAAGCTCTTTTGGCACCAAGCCATAATACTTTGTAATCCGAACTTTGTCATCATTGTATACGGTAAGGTCTTGGTCTGGCTCAAGCTCAATGTCTGGCGCTGCCGACTCAATCATCCCTTCGTTGTAGCTACCCTGCTCTTGTAAAATTTCTACAGTGTGCTTGCTAACAAACTCATCAATAGCCACCCCGTATGCCTCTTCAATAGAGGTAGCAACAGGATCAATTAAAAAGTTTTGCGGCAAAATAGGTTTTAGCTTTACAACAACGCGGTCTTTAATGTTTACACCAACTGCCTGAAGATCCCCGTCCATAATAGGCTCGGCTGCTGGAGCCATCTCTTTAATTTCTTCAATAACCACCTCGCCAATGCCCGTCCCAAAGACAGCAGCATTGATAAGGCACTCGGCAACTGCTTTCCGAACCTTGCAGGTTTCAAAATCTTCGCCCAGTTTCTTGCGTAAATACAAAATATCTTGCTTGTCGCCATCAACAGCGTCATCTGCAATATCAAACCACTTGCCCCGACCAAAGGTTGCCTCTTCAAGCTCTGCAACATTCGACTCTACAGCCTGCTGAAGCGCAGGAGAGATAATTCTAGAACGCTCAGACGCTCTTTGAGAGTCATCAGGATCCCATTGACCTCTCCATAGCCTATAGTATTCATCGAATCTTTCTTCATAGTTTGACTCATAGTAATCTCGCCAATCGTCACACTTTGCCATAACCCAACCAGCAAGGGATTGCTCAACCATTAAAGGGTCGGGTTCGTAAATTTCGTCTGCCATGATCTTTTCCTATTAATATCCAGCTACAACGTCCAGAATTTCGTGGTCATCAATTTCATACTCGTAATCGTATGCGACCTGCGCCAACTGATCTATATACGCTAAAGCGTCAACTAAATCATCGTGCGTTAAGGCGTCAGGAAACTGAAACAGCTGGTCAAGGAACCGCGTATTCCACGCACCCTTGTTTAAAGTAACATAACCGTTTTCAAATCGCCCCTGCAATGCCCACATAACGCGGTCAGTCTTCTTTTTATTTCCATGAGTAAGCTCTTCAACACGAAAAAACAACCCATACCGCTTCATTAAGTCTGTTAGCGGGGACATTACTGCTTGCTTTGCAATCCCCTTTTCTATTCCTACGCTTACAGGCCGATAATCACGCACAGCTTGGAAGATTTTCATAGCAGTTTCGTTTAAGTCCCACCTGCCGTGAATAATGTTTTCCACAAACCAACCATCAGGACTAACTTTTGTGACTGCAATCGCTGTTTCGTCCAAGCTAGTATTCTTTGTGCGCTTTTTATTTACTTCCTCAAAGCCAGCAAGGTCAATGGCAATATAATAATCACCTTCTATGCTGTCTTCGCCAACACGAACCCAATCCTCTTTGAACATTTCAGAGCCTCTAGCCTCAAACGAAGCCATAAACTCCTGCCGAAACGCATAACTAGACATAGACTTTTTTGCCATGTCGATCTCAGAGGGGTCAAGAATCGGATTGTCATAGCTAGTAAAGTGCCAGCCCTTGTACGTTTCATCTTCTCCAAGCTCAGCGTACTTGTATAGCTCGTAAAAGTGGTTACGTCCCATAGGAGTACCAATAAACAGAGCCTCTCCCTTTTGGTCAGCTAGTGCTGGACGGAGGATTTGCTCCCATACGTCAGGCTTCATGTCTGCGTACTCGTCCATCACAAGAAACTTCAAGGACACACCACGCATTGTCTCTGGCCTATCGGCTCCCTTGAGACTAATTGTGGCCCCGTTGACCAGCTTGATTTGCAGGTTATTAATATGCGAACCCGCAATCACAGGGTGTCCTAGCTCCAGCAAGGTTTGCCACATAATATCTCTGGCCTGCCCCTGCGTGGGCGCAACGTAAAAAACATGGCCCTTATCTGCTTGAAGGCCGTTAATAATCAATAACCATGCAGCAAGCCTGGACTTCCCTGTCCGTCTTCCAGCAGCGACTACCTTGAACCTCGCGGAATCAGAGTAGACATCCTGCTGCCAAGGCAACAGCTGAACATTTAAATCAGCCAAGGCTAGTTACAGGTCACTACGATCTTGTTGTTTGAATCGGTGGTGATTGTACAGCCGTTGTTTTTCAGTATGTCTTGCATAATTACATCGCTCTTATTGAGGTAAGAAAGCCAATCTTCGTTAGTTTGATGGATGCCCATCATCCCTTGAATGCCTACGTTCTCAACTGAGTCAATAGCAGTTGTGCCTAGGGTAACCAGGTTGGTCATTCCAGCGATCCCTACGGCACTGGTTGCGTTAATGCCAGTAGTGGCGATAGTGGTATTGGCATCAAAGCCTGCTTCACCCATATCAACAATATTATCCATGCCTGTAACACCAAGCGTTACCATGCCATCAATAAACGGGGTGTAATCCACATTGCCCAAGGCGGTAAAGCCAGAACTTGAAATGTCACTAAAGCTCCCATATAGGGCTTGTTGAGTTTCAGCGTCAGCTTTTACCTGCGCCAAGTCCACCTTAGCGTTATATCTTGCCATCGTCTTGGCTGAATCCGCTTGCATCCACATCATTCCAAGTGAAGTAACCGGACTAGCCAGCACAGACGCCCACTGCAAAGCAGTAGACTGCTGAGGCATCGGCTGAATTGTGGGGGTCTGTGACAAGGCTAACGCCATTACAGCTGCGCTAGCAGCCTGACCATCTCCCGATGTAGCAATAGCAGATAAGGCATTAAACTTAGCTTGAGTTGCCTGAGAACTAGCCTCTGCTGCTTTCTGCACTGCCTCGTAATACTGAGAAGTGTTAGAAGCACAGCCAGTAAGCAATAATAAAGTGAGTACCGCCGTGATAGTTTTCATAAATCACCCCTTTAGGCTTTTAGTACGTCCAAAGTACGGGAACTGCATTGCGAATATCTAGATGAACAAATGCCGAATCTACACCGATCCCCGTAAATCCCTGTTGAAAAGCGTAGTTAATTAGTATGTATCTGTTGGACGCACTATCCACTGCTATATCTGCAGCGATGCCTTGAGCGTGAGTGCCAGGGGCGTCTTTTGCAGCTTCGATAGGGTGATCGTAGCTTCTATACCCGCTTGTAATCACAAACGGAAACCCACACATCTCCCTAAGCTCGTCTAGCCGCTCCAAAAACTCAGGGTCCATCTTATTTTCCCCTGTGTACTGGCAGTCAAACTCGGATCTAGCGAAAAATTTCATGCACAAACTGGTCAATACTATCCTTAATCGCTCGGATTTTGGATCGCAACAACCGCATCTTCTTCTTGAGCTTCCGCTTGATCTCCATGCGTAATAGACGCACCTCCAACCCCAGTGATGTTAATCTGTATCGCACTTCGCCCCCCATCTTTAACAATGTCTTTCTCAAATGCCGCTACTGGCAGGATTCTATCCATTACCAGCTTCCATGCTGCGGCCTGATTCCTGTGGTCATGGTCTAAAGCAGCCTCAAATATGGTATCCATCACCTTCTTTGAGCGCGGAGAGGCCAGCATACGGGACTTATACTCGTTAATTATCGCCGCGTCACCCTTTGGGCGACCAACTTTCTTTCGCCCTCCAGCTGAATTGGCGGCAAGATCCTTTTTGGACGGCCTGCCAGAGCCTTGAGTACGCTGGTTATCCATGCTTTCCCATCATAATGATTGAATACCCGTCCATTTTCCCTACTTCTTCTGGGGTTTTTTTGGGGTCATGCATAGTCTGATAGCCAGCCTTCTGCATTCTATTAATCTGGTCTTTAGATTTCTGGCACATTGAATGGTAATCAATGGACGTATACTCAACTGTATGGCTTTTGTCTTCCATCTCGGACTCCTTAAAAACTAAACGGGCTTATTACGCCCGCCTTACCCCCCCTATCCTATAGATAAATCCATAGAAATACAAATATCTCTCCGATATTACTTTTTCTTCTAACAGATCCGCCTCTTAACCATTATCTATAACACATTCCCTCTTTTCAATTTCCGCTTTTTTTGTATCTGGGTGGGAACTATATATATCTCGGCCTGTGGTTCCGCCCCCCCGTGGTGTCAATTGGACCCCCCTGAGCCTGCGAGGTAGTAGTGTTCGATATGGGAGAGTGTGAGAGTCTGGCTGGGATCCCCCTGAGCTATTCAGCAGCTATCCACATGGGTTATCGACTAGCCCGATCTAATCAGAGTGAGCAGTTGTTGTCGGCAGCTTCGTAGCCTTTGTCCTGCATTCCCAAATGGCAGAGGGGTCGCCTTCAATCCTGATTGCTCACACGGATTCCGTTTTCCGCTGCTCCTCACCCTCGCCGTTGCAGAATCCTTTGCCGCTTCCGAGGTCAAGCGCCATAAGCGATATGTCCTCTATCGATAGATTTGTACCCGTCGTAGCCTGACAACCGCAACGAATTCACAGTCTGCACCTGCTCGCAAGGGCCGCGAGAATAACGGTTTCCACGCGATAACCCCCTCGCGCGGACCCTCCGCGATTCACGCTCAACTTCCCCCTTGCAATCACGCACAGCCAGTGAAGTTCTGCTCATGTCGGCAACGACACAAATCAATCAATAGAGGAAATATCATGGCACTTAACATCGAAAACAACAAAGGAATAGCCTTCTACAACGACAAGGGACTCGAGCGCAGCGAAAAAGCTCCATCCTTCAAGGGAGAAATCATGCTCGAAGGCAAGAGGATTGAGATCGCCATTTGGGAACGCAAGACAAAAGCAGGTAAGAAGATGCTGTCGATGGCGGTTGAAGATGCTCACTCTGCTCAGATCGAACGAGCCGAGAAGACACTTGAGTATCTCCGCAACAAATCAGAGCAGGTGGCTTAATCACTAAGGGGCTTCGGCCCCTATTTTTTTGTCCAAGGAGATTGGTATGAATACCTACAAGATATTGTTCTATGTGTATTTGGTAACGGGGATTGCGCTCTGTGTTCAGGCGTTGGTGATGGCGGATGGCAAGCACATGCTGTTTAGCCTGGGAATGTTTGCGATGGCGATGCTGATGGTGGCTGCGCTTATATTTGTTCCGGAGGAGGAGTGATGGATACGTACCGGATTGTGGATTGCACGGGGATTCATTTGGCTGAGGTGAGATTCCATAGCCGATTGGACGAGGGCTTGCATCCTATTTACTTGCAGGATATTTGCGACTCAATGGATGCGGTTGGTTATGCAGCCGTTGAACAACCCGAGCTATCTGAGCTTGGTCAATTAATTGCTGATTAAGGAGAGTAACGATGGGTTTAGATCAATACGCATTTAGTGCACCAGAGCCATTGACTGTTGAGGTTGACAGCGATGGTCGATTTGAAATCAAAGGTGTTCATGGGGAGGAGTTCCAATGGCGGAAACATGCCAAGCTGCAAGCGTTTTTTGAGGATGAAATACTTAGTGAAATGCTAACACCGCTGGTCGATGGCGAGTTTAATTGCAATCCTGTGCCGATTACTCTTCGATCAATACTTAGATTGGAGCATATGTTGAAGATGGATGACATGCCTCATTCGCCAGGAGGATTTTTCTTTGGTCATCAATTCCAATCTGAGTCGGCAGCCGAGTATAAAGAGCAGGATCTAAAGTTCTGCGAATGGGCAAAGCAAACTATCAAGGAGGGCGATCACGTTTACTACGATTGTTGGTGGTAATGTTTGCATAACTTTGCAAAGGTTGGTAAAGTTTAACCAAGGTTGGGGGAAACTCCAGCCTATTTTCAATCACAAGGAGTAAGGTATGTCTAAGAAATACAGTCGTATTGTCGAGCTTGTATCCGAAGCAATGCAAGATGAGTTGACTTGGCGCAAGACTTGGCAATCACAGTCACGACTACATTGCAACTGGTTAAGCAAGCGTGCTTATACTGGAACCAATCAGTTGACGACGATGATCTCAGCATGGGCTAACGATTACTCAAGTCCATATTGGGTGACGTTTAATCAAGCAAAAGATCTTGGCGGTTCAGTCAAGGGGCAGACGGCAACACCAGCTGTGTTCTTTGGTAAGGGTGTTGACAAAGAAGATCCTGAAAAGATTTTCAAGTTCGCCAAGCTGTATAACCTTTTTAATTTAGATCAGATAGGCATTGAAGTACCGCCAGTTCAGATGAGGACAAGTAAATTAGAGAAGCCATATGAAATACCAGAGGCTATTCAGGTCACGCTTGACTGTAACTCTAGTAACAATCCTTGTTATTCACCTGTCACTGACAAGATCAAGATGCCTATGCCAGGACAATTTGAGTCAGATGATGCCCACCAATCGACGTTATACCATGAGTGTATTCACGCCACTGGTCACAGCAAACGATTAGATAGACCGCTTACTGGCATGTTCGGCAGCGAGGACTATGCAAAAGAAGAACTTGTTGCCGAGCTTGGCAGCGTGTTCTTGTGCGCTGAACTTGGCGTGTCTTATGACTTGAAGCAGCACGCTAGTTATCTTCAGTCGTGGCAGAAAGCAATCAAAGATGATCCCCAATACATACTTAAGGCTGCGTCTGCTGCACAGAAGGCGGTCGAGTATGTCATGTCTCAATTCACCATGAAGCGTAAGTATGAGGAGGCAGCATGAGCAAAAGCTTATATGAACTGGAGCTTCTGGAGTGTGGCAACGTCAAGGTAACTTGGGTTGACAATAACAACGAAGCAAAAATTGGTGTCATCCAACGTAAGTTAGTTAAGCCTGATGAGTTGGAAGATGGTGTTCGCGAACTGATCAAAGCCTTTATCAATGAGGAATGATCTCGGCTGGAACCGACCCCCATCCGTGGGTGGGGGGATCGGATTCCCGCCTCAATCAAAAGGAGAAAGAAAATGGCAAAGGTAGTTTCTATTGAGTTAATTTCAGCTGCGTGTCCTGAGCTTGCAAAAGCAGAATGTGCTGCGCTGCAAGACCACCTTTACGATACGGGTTCAGATTATAAAGACGCTTACGCAATTCAAGCTGCGGCTCGTAGTTTGTTTCCGTATTCGGCTAAACCAATTAGTAACGTAGTCCCGTTTGATAGTCGGCACTACATCCGAACGGCGATTGAGAAGTTGCAGCAAGCCGACGCTGATCTTGGCAGGACAAAGCCTAAGAACGACAACCTTGCTCAGATACAGCTGGATGTGCAGTGCTGCATACATTACTTGCACGAGGAGCTTGGTGAGCATGATGCCTAAAGATCTTTATTACCCAGAGTCTTTAGTTAAAGCATTCTTTAGTTGGTGTGAGGCCAATGATGAGAAAGCAAGCTACGAAGGGCTGCATGGGTTTGTATCCGAAGTGATGGGCGACAAGCACATTAACTTTATTCCGAAGCACAAAACTATTGAGGAGATTTTCGATGAAACGTATCAATCAGATGAAAGCTAACTCCGAGCACATGAAAGAGTTGCTGCATTGGAGAAAAAGTTTGCGATCAAATAGAGCATACAACCTGCGTGAGTACAGGCATTACAGAAAAAAGTTTGGTGAAGCTGATCGTATTACAGGCTACATGAAAGGTTTAGCTGAAGGATCTAAAAGCCCGCTAAGGGTGATGGATTATTTAATCAGAATAGAGGAGACAAGAAGCTATGAGTAAGATTACTTGGGAGCACCCAGCTGTCGGGGTTGTAGTAGAACTTTACTATGAGCCTGGGAATAGAGAAGAGCCACCTTACATGGAGATCGAAGCTATCTATGCTGGTGGTGTTACTCCAGCAATAAACATACAGAGATTGTTTAATCACGATGAAGTGATGGATGACTTCTGGAAATACAGGCCTGACTTGGAGCAATGGTAATGGAGATTGAAAAAAACATACCGCTGCCAGCTAAAGGATCACGCACTGGTAGGTGGCAAAAGCTAATGGACAAGATGGAAAACGGAGACTGTGTTTTGCTTCCGTATTACGAAGGAAAATCTTTTGCTGCTTCCATGTATACAAATGGAGTGCAGCCTGCATCTAGAACAGAGCACCATGATGAAAGAAGAATGCTCCGAGTCTGGAAGATGGGGGTGTTTGATGCCTAAATGTGACTATTGCGATAACTCTATCTGGCACTCTGCTGTCTGGTCACCTGAATCTTTACCAGATGACATACCGCTCCATCTATTTGGAGACGATGAAGTGGCTTATCACCCTGGCTGCTGGGAAGCAGTCATTGATGACGCAAGATACGAGATAGCACAAAAGCATGGAGACGGATAATGGATAACGAAATGGTAATTGGTTTGCTATGCATTATGGTTGTTGCGCTTGTTTGCCTGGCATTGGGTGGTGCAATCTAATGGACGATGATGATTTCCGTGAGTGTGAGGACTGCGGCAAGTCTGTTGAGTCTGGATTCCTACATGATGATGGGGTTTGTGATGTGTGCTGGGAGCTTTGGACTGAGCGAAACGCGGGTGATGTAGACGAGTCACAGGAGTGGCATGACTTCGATCCCGATTGTTAGTACACTCAAGCTCGACCAAGGGTTGCACTCCTACCCTGATTGAGTCGGTTGGCAGCGCCCCGATGGTCGGAATCGCTGCACCCCCCGCTGGCACTGGCCCAGAAAATTGTTACCCCGATGCCTGATCTGGCACTTACACCTTGTCTAGCTAAGCGATGTTGACGATTCCGACAGCCCTTCCGGAGCGGTGGATGGGACGATGGCGTTGATACTTTCTGACCCCAACGCCCCTTCGATAGCGCTGCGGGTGGTGAATGGCTTGCCCTTGGCGTCAGTAAAATACTTGATGCCTTGGGAGTCCAACACGCGCATTAGCTTAGGCGTGGTGTATGCCTTAAAGATGCTAAACAGTTCACGGTAATACAGATACTCAGGTTGCTGACTCATAACCTCTCCTTAAAAAAAGCCCCGACTAGCGGGGCAAGGGCCGTGAAAACACACGGCTAGAATTACCAAGGTACGTCTTGTGACGGT